TGGCTTATGCAAATCAGATGATGGTTATGGCATGGCAGCTTTTTACGAGGAAGGATGGCTGAGTTACCAAAAAACATTAGGAAAGTCGGTGGTGAAATGGTCGCCGCTAGAAGCCCTTTTACTCGTAGGGTGTTACTTCCAACGGAAGCCGATCTCTGCAATGCACTTGGAATAACAGAGAAAGAATACTTTCAATTTCTAGAAGGTGTAGCAGCAAAAGTAAAAGAAAGATCGAAAGGTTACGAGCATATTCCTGAAATCGTAAATATGCCTCAAGCAATATTTGTTGGAGGAGCTGTTTCTGGTGGTCTAACTTTTTTCGGACAAGTTGCTCTTGGTGTTGCTTTAACTGCTGCAAGTGTTTTATTAGCACCAAAGCCACCAAGTCAAAAACAGGGTACAAGCCAAAGAACAGCAGACATAGGTGGTACTAAGAAGTTTGCACCGCAATTTAGTTTTAATAGTGTTCAAGATTTAGCAAATTTAGGAGATTTAATTCCTCTTATTTTTGCAAATAGGACTGAAAATCCTAATGGTGGTATCAGAGTCAATTCACAGCTTCTTTGGTCACAGATGGTTAGCTTAGGCAGCTATCAACAATTAAAAATACTTGCTTTATTTTCTTTAGGTGAAATAGCTAGAAAACCAGATTTAAAAGGTTACGCAATAGGAGATTTATTAATAGAAAACTATCATGCAGAAAAGATTTACAAGGACACAAATGGGGATATTCCTTTTTTAACTAATGGCGGAATTTTCACAGGGGCAGATACAAATATTTTTAGAATTGATGATAAAAGACATTTTTCTGGAACAAGAAATCCTACAACACAAGCAACATTTGGATTAAGCAATCCAATGCCTAATGCCACTGTTTATCGACTGCCCTATGAATTAGTTAGAACTCCTAGTGATGTTAGTTCGTCTTCTTTAAGACCATCAGGAAGAATAACTTTTAAAAAGAGAAGAAAGCTTCTTGGTTCGTGGCCTATGTGCGCGGGTTTTGTTAATTCTGGTACTGCTCTCCAGCAAAAAGGCGATCAAGAAGCAACTGTTGGAGGTTCCTTGACATACCAGATAGTAGGTACTGGAAGACTTGGTTTATATGAAGGTATTGGGTATCAGCAAGACAGCAATGATCCAGTTCTAAAAATGGACCCTCATGGGGTTGAAGATATTAATGCTTCGACCAAAACAGTTAGAGAAGCTACTGATTCATATATTGCAATAGGTGAGCAATATATGGCTGGATCAACTTTGGTGACTTGTGAGCGAATATTAGAGGATACTGTTGATGTTGCAGGAAGACCTTGGGACGGAACAAAAACTAGAAATATTAGTTTTAGAGTATTAGAGCCTGGAAGGTATGAATCTGTTAACAATACGACGCACGGACTGGGTTATCATTGTCAAAATCCTTATTGGTTAGACGGAAAGAATGGTAGACGTAAAGGAGATTTTTTTAGTGTAAAATCAGGTGATTGGGGGACGTTTTATTATGAACAAGAATATGATGACTCTCCTGAGACAGCGAATCTTTATGCTCCAAGTAGTCGTTATACCTTACAGAAGGTAACTTTAGGAACTATTTCTAATAATAGAAAGTGCCATATTACAGAGATAGGAATTAAATCAAAAGTATTTAAAGAGATTCGATTTGCAAATGTAAACAGCAAACCGACAGAAGCCCAAATTTATGACATTTATGATCATAAATCTACTTTAAGTTTAGGTAATATTAATAAATATATTACTAGATTCAGTTTCTTTAAATTACAAGTTAGAAAGGTAGGACAAGATACTTGGAATTGGTTAAAACCTGAAATCTCTAAGCATACTGGTTTATTTTGTGTAAGAGGTAATACTCCAGAGTTTCAATATAACTATATAAGAATAGATCAGCCTACTTTAGATCAGTACGAATATAGATTCTTCCCTTGGCCTGGCGCTGCTGTTGTTAAAGAAGTTCAAAGCGATCTTAATGTTAAAGCTATGCTCTTAAATTCGAATGGTTCAAGGACACCAGGAAGTATAGACCAGTTTAAATGTAATATTAATGGAGAAAATTATGATGTTAACTTTGCAGGAAATCTAAACTATGTTTTAAATGATCGAGTCTTAAGCAATACAGAGTGGAATCTAGGAGCACCAGACATAGTAAAAGTAGGGGTGAGTCTTAATACAGTTACTGGTTTTCAAACAATTCAAAAAGGAAGCAGAAATGATTATGACATGGACAATTTACCAAAAACACAAGAAACGTATCAGATATTTACTGATAAGTTTTATCATCCAAGTAATCCTAGTTCTGGTTATATAGCAGGAGACAACCATACTATTATTGTTGGACATAAAAACCGCCCTGGCACTGGTTGGACGCAGTATTCTTTATATATTAATCCAGCAGATGTAACTCCTAATGAAGCAGGACGTACTGGTCCTGCTTGGGGGGATAGTCGAGCAGGGAAAAAAGCGCCAGGAGACGATAGTCTCGTTGAATTTCACTACATAACGGAAGGAGCTGGTAACAACGTCCCAGATGGACTAGGAGGGAAATTTATAATAGGAGGCACTGAAAATGGCGCATCACCATCATCAATTACGCCCAAAGGTTATACAAGTAGCGGAAATCCTATGTATGGCGTTACAAAAGCTCAGAACAGAGAAGTAACAGCTCCTGCTGTCGTTGACAAAGAAGTAAGTGTAAAAACCAATGGTAATGGTTCAGGGCTAAAAGCTCGCATTGTTGTTTATGCTAGCAATGGGGAGTGGTTTGCTCAATGGACCTTGACTGAGAAAGGGCAAAATTATGAAAACAATCAGACTGTTTATATAGATAAAGACGATCTTAATGTTAGTGGTCTTAATTCAAACCTAGAATTTAAGGTGAATGTTCAAACGGGTTATACTACTACTTATAGTGATGAGATTGAATCCGCTCAATTAAACCCTTATGATGCTGCTTCTGATTTTTGGCAGTATGAAGGAGATAGATCAAGTCATTTAGACGGCCCTGAACATCAAATAACATATTGCAATGAAATTATAGAAACAGAAGGGAATAGAAAAGAAGGAGAACCAGCGACTTATGAAAAGTTAGCTTACGCAGGATTAAGGATTAATAGTTCAAAAGAATGGACAAATTTTAGTCAGTTTTCTGCTTACTTTAAAGAAGGAGTAAAGGTGCAAGATATTATTCAGGGAAAAGATAACCAAGGTGAATGGGTTGGAGATAAAAGGGCAACAAATCTATTTCCTGAAATTGCTTATGCCTTGTTAACAGATAAAACGTTAGGAGCTGGAGCAGTTATTAGTGAATCTTCTGTTGATGATGCAAACATGACAATTGCAGCAAAATTCTGTAAGGCAAACAACCTTTTCTGGGATGGAATGATTGCTGATCGAGTAAACCTCAGAGAATTTATTTATCAACAAGCTCTTTACTGTTTATTAGATTTTACGATTATTGGAGGGAAATTTAGCTTATACCCTGCTGTACCTTTTGATCCTAAGACGTTTGAAATTGACTTAGATGGAGAACATTCAAAGCCAAAGATCAAAGCAATGTTTACTGATGGAAATATCAGCGATTTAAGTGTTTCTTTTTTATCCCCAGAAGACAGGCAAGCTTTTAAAGCAAATGTTATTTATCGTAAAGAAAAAGAAAATGGATTCCCTGAAATAAAATCTGCTGTTATTCGTTTGGAGGGTACAGAACATGAAGATGATCCATTAGAAACTTTTGATTTAAGCGGCTTTTGTACTAGCCGTGCAGCAGCAGTTCTGTTTGCAAAGTACACATTAGTTTTAAGAAAACATTTAGATCACACCGTAAGTTTTAAAACAGCTCCTCATTACATCAACGGGGTCAGACCTGGCGATTACATCAGAGTATTTTCAACAACACAACACGTTCAACGATTTAATAATGGAGCAATTCTTGATGATGGAACTGTTGTTTGTAAAGACTTAAGTGAATTAACAAGTGGTTCTCAACCAAAAGCTTTTTACTATTGGAATCCGTCAACAATAGTGGCTGGAGAAATAATGCCAGTAACAGAAGCTTCTGTAGATTTTACTAATACAAATGCTGTTAAAGCTTTCGCTGGTTCGTTATTTACAATTAAGGAATCAGAAGCATCTGATCAGTGCTACAAAGTAGAGAGTATTACTTTTGGGGATGAAGGCCTTGTTGAATTAACTGGTTCGTACGCAGAATTAACAAGTGAAGGTAAACTAGCAATGTTACAAAATTGGTCTAGTTCAAGTACTCTTATCTTTGATGAAGAAGATTAATGGCAAGTGAAAGAGCTTTTCCAAGCATCAAACCAACTTCCAGAAGTTACACCCCTGGGAGATATCCAAGTACAGATTTTGAATCATTAGACGGTACAAAAACACATATTCGTTATGGAAATAAAAGAGTTAATGCAACCTTGAGTCTTGGTTTCTCAAATATTACTGATGCTGATGCTGCTTTAATTTTGGCTAATTATGAAGATGTAAATTCTGATTGGGATTATGTGACTTTTGCTTCTGCAAGTGGAACAGCAGGGGTAAGTAGCACAAGTCTTTCTAATTATCTTAAAGAGTCTGGATCAGGGTTAAAGTGGCGTTATTCTGGGCCTCCTTCTGTTACAAGTACCTTTAAAGGTTTGAGCAATGTAAGCTGTAGTTTTGTTGCTTGCCTAGATGCCCCTTAGAATAAACACAACGTTTTAAATTTTCAGGTCGTGGCTTTTTATTCAGGTAAAGACGGAGAGCTTTACATAGGAGATGTTAAAGCAGCAAAGATCCAGTCTTGGTCTTTTTCTGGCTCAATGGCTGTTCTTGAAACTACTTCAATGGCAGATACTGATAGAACTCTTGCAGCAGGAGTTAGAAGTTACTCAGGCAGTGCAAGATTGTTTTATTACACCGAAGACAATACCGCTTCTAGCAAGCCATCGAACTTAAATGCAATTTTGACAAGTGCTATTGGAACAGGAACGTCCGCAGGAGATGGAGAAAATGCAGTTTCAACAGCAGTTACTTTGAAATTACGTTTAACAACAGGGGCAAATGATATAAGAGATATTCAATTTTCTGCTTTTATAACTGGTGTATCAATGAGCATTGCAACTGGAGAAGTTGCGTCTGCGGATATTAATTGGGAAGCAAATGGAGCACCATTTACCAATACAACTTTAGTTAACTAATGGGTGTCTATTTCGGTCAGTCGGGTGAAATAGCCCTTAAGAGAGATTCACTTCAATCTACTTTGTCAACAAAGTTAGATCCTTCTGATGTCAATACTTCTAGGAGAAGATTTAGCGTAGATCACAGTTCTGGTTCGTTATTAACAGGAGATAAGGTTGATATAGCCACAGCAGATAAATCAACTCTTGAACTTGTTAATGGTCATTCTTACGAAGACGGTAGTTGGTATATAAATGTTGATCCTGTTGGAGGACTTCGTTTGTATGACACATTTGCTAAAGCAATTGAGGGATTACAATCAACGGCTTTGGCACTTGTTGTACCTAGTGCTTCAAAAGATATTTTAATAAAGACTAGAAATGAGAACTTTAGGCATGTTGCAAATGTAAGAGATTTTGAAATGACAACGAGTAGAGAGCAGGTGGACTTAACAAATCTTGGAGATGAATTTAGAAACCAGTACGAGGCAGGAATAATTAGCGGTCAAGGAACAATGACTTGTATTTGGGAGCATAGTTATGAAACAGGTAATAGAAAAACTGACTATGGTACTGATTCAGAATTTCCTTTCTACCTTGCTCAATTAATTGTTAGGACGCAGCAGGGATCAGATTTTAACGGGTTATTTTATATTTATCGTGACACTAATAACGCTAAAAACAATGTCTATTATGAAGCAAACTGCATCATTACGAATGTTGCTGTAAGTGTTAGTCCTGCTGAAGTTATTGAAACAAGAATTGAATTTGTAACGAATGGTGCAGTCAAATTAAAGACAGGTGATACTCCTGGTTATTTATTACAGGAGAACTCAGATAAAATCCTTCAGGAAAATCTTAGTCCCATATTGCTCGAACAGGTTTAAACTATTGCTAATGGTTTTTTAGTTAGGATTCAATGGCTGATCTACAGATAACTGGTTTAAATCGGCTTGTCGAAGCAGATATCAATCAGGCTGACGAAGTAGCTGTCGCTGATGTCAGTGCCACCGAAACGAAAAAGGTAACTGTAAAAGATTTGGTTAATGCTGTTGTTACAGCTTCAGGAACTAGCTTTTTAGCTGACGGGGCAATACCAGGAGCAAAAATAGGAACGTTAGGAACGGGTCTAGTAGATACAGCAACAATACTTGACAATAAAGTTACAAATATAAAGATTGAAACCTCTACATCTGCAACTACTGGAATAGATGGAGGTCAAAAGTTAAGAGATGGAACAGTTACAGTCATAAAATTAGATTCAACTAAATTTGATCGTGGTTTAAGTGTTGCTAGTGAAAAACTTGGCATAGCAAACAGCATTACAGCAGGAACAAAAAGCGGAATAACATATAATGCTCAAGGATTAATTACTGGCGTTTCTAATTTATCGGCTTCAGATCTGCCAGTTGGAACAGCTAGTGCCGTTGGTGCTGTAAAGGTTGAGTCTACTTCTTTACTTGAAGTTAGTGGTGCTGGAGCACTAGATGTAAAAAATGTAAGTGGCCTTTCTGCTGGAACGTATGCGTCTGTAACAGTCAACGCAAAAGGACAAGTCACAGCAGGTACAACAACAGCTTCTGCTACAAATATTCCTACTGCTACAGCATCAGCAAAAGGTGGAGTTATTGTTCCTACTTCTGGAGGAATGACTGTAGATGTAAGTGGAAATTTATCTATAGCAACTCAAGGTTCTGTTTCTGCTGGTGATTATGCCAAGGTAACTGTAAATACAAAGGGAATTGTTACTGGAACAGGAACCCTAGCTGATACAGATATTCCAGACCATAGTGCTGCAAAATTAACGAGTGGAACTATCCCTGCTGCTCGTATTGGTTCAAGTGCTATCAATGCAAGCCGTCTTGATACAGGAGCAGTTACAAATGACAAGGTTGAGACTTCAACTTCTGCAACAACAGGTTTAGACGGTGCAACCAAGATTAGAGCTGGATCTATTACAGCCGCCAAATTAAATACATCAAACATTGATAGGTCATTAAACGTAGCTAGTGGGAACCTTGGAATAAATAACACAGTTACTGCTGCCACTCGTTCAGGTATTTCCTACAACGCGCAGGGGTTGATCACGGGAACGGTAGCCTTGGCAGCTAGTGATCTTCCCCTCGCCACTACTTCTGCAGTTGGTGGCGTTTCCGTTGGAACGGGTTTAAGTGTTAGTGGAGCTGGTGCATTATCTATTACAAATAGTGTCACTGGAGCAACAGTTAGCGGTATAACCTTTAACGCACAAGGAATGATTACTGCTGCTACAGCATTAACAGCAGCAAACCTCCCAATAGCTACAACCAGTGCAAAAGGAGCCGTACAAATTACATCTGCAGGAGGTTTAACTGTTGACGGTTCTGGTAATTTATCAACTTCAACAACTGGAGTTAGTGCTGGTACTTATCAATCGGTCACTGTTGACACAAAAGGTGTAGTCACAGCAGGAGCAGCCTTAACAGCAACTTTAATTCCTGATCTTGCTGCAAGCAAAATAACAAGTGGAAGTTTTGACGCTGCAAGGATAGCAAATGATTCTATTGATGGTTCGAAATTAAGTAATTCATCAACGGCTCTATTTCAATCTATTGCCCAAAGTGGTTATCCAACAGCCCAGTTCACTGGCCAAATACTGTATGACACAGTGTCAGATGATGCGTTCATCTGGGATGGAAACGCTTGGCAAGCCATTACCACGCTGACAAAAGGAAGTCTCGTTTTTGGTGGAACGTATAACGCAAATACGAGCCAGATGGTTGCTGCTACGTCTGCTGGTATAGCTGCTGGTTTAGCTGTGGGCTCTAATCTTCCTACAGCATCCGCCACTACAGACGGTGTGTATGTTGTAGTTTCAACGGCAGGAACGCCAAGTTCTCCAGCTCCAGCAATTGCTTTTGCTCCTCCTGATTATATTTTAGGCGTTACGAATAGTGCTGGATCATCATGGAATGAAGTCGATCTTTCACAGACCGTAGCTGGTCAGGTTGCAAGCAATATCACCTTCACACCTTACGGTCAAATTAGTGCTACTAACGTACAAGATGCACTTCAAGAATTAGAGACAGAAAAGCTAGCACTTGCAGGTGGTACTGTCACAGGTCAGGTGTTAATTGGTAATACTGGATCGCTTGTTTTCGAGGGAAGTACTGTTGATGCGTATGAAACAACATTAACAGTTGCTGATCCAACAACGTCAGATAAAACTATTACTTTCCCAGATATAACTGGAACAGTAATTACAACTGGAGATACTGGAACTGTTACTGGAACGATGCTTGCTAATGGCACGATCCAGAACGTAGATATACACGCTGATGCTGCGATTGCATTTACTAAATTAGCTGATTTAACTTCTGCTCAAATCCTTGTTGGTAACGGGTCGAATGAGGTTACAGCAGTTGCAGTTACAGGTGATATTTCTATTAACAATGCAGGACTTACAGCTATTGCTGCTGGAGTCATTGTTGATGCTGATATTTCTGGATCGGCTGCAATCACAGGATCAAAGATTGCTACTGGAACGACAAGTGCTGTTGGTGTCTTGCAGTTAACGGATAGCACAAGCTCGACTTCTGCTACTACTGCTGCCACTCCTAACGCTGTTAAATCTGCTTATGATCTAGCTGGTTTAGCTTTACCAAAAGCAGGAGGAACATTAACGGGTAATGTCCTTATAGATAACGATAAAGAGATCCGACTGTATGAGGCAGACGGTAACGGTAGTGCTTATGTCGGAATCAAGGGAGCAACAGATAAAGGTTCGGAATCTAGTTATACAATCAGTCTTCCAGCAGCCGCCCCATCTGCTAATCAAGTGCTCAAGGCTAATGCAAGCACACCTACAACCTTGGAGTGGGCTGCTGACGCTGCAACTGACTCAACAAAAATGCCTCTCGCTGGTGGCACGTTTACAGGAGATGTCACATTTACGGGCGATAGCAGTAATGGGTTATGGGATAAGTCAGCGAGTGCGTTTGTTGCAAATTTAACTGGAGATGTAACAGGCGATTTAACTGGAACGGCAGATTTAGCAACTTCATTTACCGTTACGGCTAACAACTCAACTAATGAAACTGTCTATCTACTATTTGCGGATGGAGCGACAGGATCACAAGGAGCAGAAACAGATACAGGACTTACTTATAATCCTTCAACTGGACTACTTACCAGTACAAGTTTTGCAGGAAATATAACTGGAAATATAACTGGAAATGCTTCTGGAACGGCTGCAACAGTAACGGGAGCTGCTCAAGCAAATATCACAAGTGTTGGCACGTTAACTGGCTTGACTGTAAGTGGGGACATTTTGATGACAGGGACAGGAGCAATTGATGTTGCTGCTGGTACAACTGCTCAAAGGCCAGGTTCTGCTTCTGCTGGTATGTTTAGATTCAATTCAACATCAAGTGAGTTTGAAGGTTATAACGGTTCAGCGTGGGGTGAAATCGGTGGTGGTGGTGTAATTCTTATAGATGGTGGCAATTTTGATAATGGTTCGAGTACAGTGTCAACAGCAAACGTGTTTGACGGAGGCGACTTCGGTTCTTAATTATGCCAACTCCTAGTACTAGAACACCTGTAAGAATTGCCAGAGGTTCTTATTCAAACTTAAACAGCAGCATTTCCGATCTTCAAGATGGTGAAATTGTTTATGCAGAAGACCAAGACAAATTATATGTAAAAGAAGGATCTTCTTTAGTTGTTTTAACCCAACCAGCTGCAAGCCCTACTTTTACGGGAGACGTTACATTTACAGGAGCAAGTAGCAATGGCATCTGGGATGCTTCAGCTAATGCTTTTGTGGCAAACGTAACTGGAGACGTAAGTGGATCTTCAGGCTCATGTACTGGTAATGCTGCCACTGCAACAGCTTTAGCCACAGCTAGAACAATAGGTGGAACCAGCTTTGACGGATCTGCAAATATAGATGTAGCTCTAGCAACAGCCGCTACAAACGTAACAGTTGCTGACGAGTCATCTGATACAACTTGTTTCCCATTATTTGCAACTGCTGCAACAGGTGATCTACCTCCTAAATCAGGAACAAATTTAACTTTTAATTCAAGCACTGGAGAATTAGAAGCAGATATTCTAAAAGATTCAAAAGGTGACGTAAGAGATATTCCTACTAATGCTGGATCTAGTCAAATGACTATAGCGGCTAGTGATGCTGGAAAAGTTGTTGCTACTACTACTGGTGGCTGGATAATCCCAGCTACGTTGGCTGCTGGAAACACATTTACACTTTTAAACGATAGTGGTTCTGCTCAAAACATTACAGCAACAGCATTGACTTATTTATACAACACAGCAGATGGAGCTAATATCAAAGATGACACCATAGCCCTTGGAGCCAGAGGCATGGCTACTATTTGGATGGGGTCAAGTTCAAGTGGCTATATCCAGTCTGCTGCTCTAACAGTTTCTTAACGGAGGTTAATTATGGGCATACAACAAATGTTTCTTGGTGGAACTGTAAAGCCTGACGTTCAGGTTTTATTTGACACACCTGGAACTTATAGCTGGGTTGCTCCTCTTACAACAACAGTATCTGTGGTTTGTGTTGGTGGCGGTGGCGGTGGTAGTTATTATAAACAACAAAGAAATACGGGAGGGGCAGGAGCAGGGCTAGGTTATAAAAATAATTACAGTGTTACTAGTGGGACTAGTTATACAGTTGTCGTAGGTGCGTTTGGTGTGCGTGGTCTTACCAATGGCGCGGCTGGCTCTGATGGTGGGGATTCTTATTTTGTAAATACCTCTACAGTAAAAGGAGGAGGAGGAAAAGGTGCTAATTCAAACAACGCTCAAGGAGGATCTTATGTTGGAGATGGAGGTGGAAATGGAGGAAATGGAGGAAATATTACAATCACTACTCCTGTAGGACTTGTTTTAGGAGGAGGAGGAGGAGCTGGTGGTTATAGCGGAGATGGAGGAGCTGGTGGTTCTAGTAAATGGTCAGGTCAGGTAAAAGGTAATCCATACAAGGGTGAAGCTGGTAGCGGCGGCGGCGGTGCTGGTGGTGGACAGGGAGATACTTCAGCTCAAAACATGTTATCCCTTTCTGGTGGTGGTGGCGTTGGCCTCATGGGAGAAGGACAAAGTGGAGTTGTGAGTGCAGCAGGTATCGGGGGAGGTGGTTCTGGTGGTACTGACGGTTCCCCAGATACGGGCACAAATACAAGTAAGGGTGTTTATGGCGGTGGTGGTTATTACGCAGCAGATGGAGCTAGAGGTGGCGTTAGAATAATTTGGCCTGGGGATGTACGTTACTTCCCCTCTACACGTACTGCTGATGAATAACCATGAATTTATTTATTAAAGTTGACGAGAGTAACAATCCTCAGAACCATCCAGTTGTTGAAGTAAATTTACAACAGCTTTATCCAAGCACTAATCTTAGTGTCTCTGTCCCTGCTGGCTGGTTAAGATTTGAAAGACTTCCCATACCTACGTTAGGTGTTTATCAAAAATTTGATGACTCAATAGGTGGTGATGTAAAAGGTTTAGAATATAAAGTAATCGATGGAATAGTAAAAGATGTTTGGCACGTATTAGACCTTACAGATGATGAGAAAAAGGCAAAACAAGACGCTGTAAAAGCGGATTGGGCTGCACAAGATCCTGCTGGCCCAGCTTCTTGGACTTTTAGTGAAGCAACATGTTCTTATGAACCTCCTGTTGCTCATCCTAATGATGGTAAGAATTACTATTGGGATGAAGATACAACTTCATGGGTAGAAGCAGAAAACACTTAATAATTTATAGACAGTGGGTTTATAATTTAAAGGCAATGTATTATTTTTATGTCTGACCGTTTAAGCCTTGCAGCCGAAGTTAAACAATTACAAGCTGATCAGGAACGCAGAGCTGCTGAATGGAAAGAAAGTCAAGCTGCATTAGAAGCAAAAGTAGCTCAATTGGTTAAGGCAAATATGGATGAGGTTGAATGATTAAGATTCTTACCTACATAAACGCTGCTGCCCTAGTGGTGGCCGTGGCTGGTGGTACGTTTCTTTATACACAACGTACAAAAATTACTAATCAAATTGTTGATCAGGCTTTGACTGTTGTTAGAGAATCACTGATAAAGATGCCAAAACCAGCTCTTCCTAGTAGTACTGGCCCTGTTAATCCATTTGCTAAATGATCCAGTTCAAGTCATTTAATGGATTTTCTACATTCATCCTGGCCTTGGGATTGGTTTCAACTAATTTTATGAGCTTGAACCTGCTGGCTCGTAAAGATAACGGTATTCCTAATTTGGCAGCAATGCCTTCCAATCAGTATTCCAGCTTTTCTATACGTTCAGAAAAGAAAGGAGAGGATCACACATGGTCAATGGCAAGTAATCAACACGATCCAAAGACTTTGCTGTACTCAGAAGATAGAAACGAAAACCTTCCTGGTTTCTTAGGTAAAAAGAAGCGTGAGGTTTATATCCATAAAGAAACTGTTGCCCATACTGATTTTCAAGCTGCATTGTTTAAAGGAGGCAGTAGTGATACTGAGGAATTAACTGCAAAAAAGATCGAGTGCCTTGAGAAAAAAGCGATGGGAAAGAGTAATGGAGAGATGGTTGGTACTTTAGGAGCAGCTCATGTTACTCCAGCATTAGCAAGTCTTCCTATCGTTGGTCCTATTTTAAGTGGTATTGCATTTGGTCAAGCTCGTAAAGCAGCGGGAAACATTGGTAGTGATATTGCTTCTGATTTCAATGACTGTTAATTATGCGGTTAACAAATTACATATACATTGAAAACTTTTTATCTGAAGAAGAATGTAAACGGGTAATACAAGAAGGGCAAAATAAAAGAGATCCTTCTGTTAAAAATACAATTACAGGCTTTATAGAATATGGAAGTCCAGTACAAGATTTAATGCAAAAAACAATTAACGCAATGGTAGAAAGTGCTACAAAATATTATGGATGTCATTTAACTGATTTTGAGCCTATGAGATATTGGGAGTATGTTAAAGGCATGAAATCCGATTGGCATTCAGATTCAAATCTTTCTATAGATCAAACAAATCGAACAAGAGATGTTTCTGCTTCTTTGATCCTTAGTAAAAGCACAGATTATACGGGAGGTTCTCTACAATTTATTTTGCCTGAATATATATCTAGTAATAATACTTTTGTTCCTAAAGATGCAGATTGTCAAAGCCAAGGAACTTTGATTATGTTTCCTTCTTCGTTAATTCATGGTGTGTCTGAAATAACATCAGGAATTAGAAAATCTTTGATATTCTGGTCTGTTTCTAACACTTAATCATTATGGATATAACTGTAGAATACATTTTTCCTACTCCTATTTGGCGTACAAATATATTAGAAGATATAAAAAATATAAATATTGACATGGAAGATGTTATTAAAGAATGTCATAGAATAAAATCAAATGATGAGGGAAGAAAGATAAGTAATGTTGGCAAGAACGCTTATCAATCAAATGATTTAAATTTTCAAGAAAACTTAGACAGTCCTTTACTTTCAATTGGTAAAATAATATCGGAGGTAGTGAATGTGACGTATAACAGCACATGGAAAGGTGCTTTAACTATTCACAATTCATGGTTAAACATAAACACAGAAGAAGCGGTTAATATGTCTCATAATCATCCTAAATGTATTCTTACGGGATGTTTTTATGTAAAAGTATCTGAGACTAGCGGTAAGTTATGTATGCTTCGAGGTGGTAACGAACGGTTTATTTATGCGGGATACGGTGATCCAAAAACCGACGAAAATGGTAACGACATATATGAACCACATATAAACGAAAAAATGTCTTACATGCCTAAAGTTGGAGATATCTTTTTATTTCCTGCTCATGTTCTGCACTTGGTAGAGCAAAATCAGACAGATGAAGAAAGGATTTCGATAGCTTTTAATTGTGCATAGGTGGAAATAGAAGAAATTGGAATTAGAGAAATACCAGACGCTTCGATTGATACAACAATAATCCGTACATCAAATCCACAAATTCCTAGCAATATAGGTTTTCCAGTTATTCAAATGCCTGGCTGTGTAAGGGCTAGGACTTTAAAAAATAAGAATTTAGTCACTTCAGATCCTGCTGGAAATTTTTATGTCTGTGACGGAAATGTTCCCACACTTGAAAGCATGGCTGTTGATTGGGACGGGCTATCTGCTGTTGGGCCTGTAAAAGCAGACCAGCCAGAAATAGTTCCTCCTATTCCAAAAATCAATTCAAAAGGGAATAAGAGAAAGGAAGTGGAAAAAGAGGATAGCAAAAATGACGAGAAGGGAGATACCGATGTAGGGCAACAAGATTTTAAAATTCCAGATATTGATGGACAGTTTATTGTAGATAAATTGCCCTGCCCACCTTTAGATACACTTGCTAAAACTCCTGTTGGTTCGTTAGGTAAAGGAGGACTTGCAAGGATCAAAGGATGGAAAAGAGA